GCCCAGGGCCAGTGCCCCACCTTAGCGCTTCCTGGGGCGCCGGGCAGGTGGGACAGGCTGGGCTGGCGTTTGCAGTTGATCGGCAAGGATTTCAAAATATGCAGCGTGCATAATAATGTCATCCTTTGTTGCATTTTGCTTGAGCTGGGAAAGAGTCATTCCCAGCTTTTCGCATAAATGCAACCTGATCATCAACGCTGGATCATTCTTGATCGCCTCCTTTATCGCTTTTGGGGTCTTCGCTCGCCAGCACGCCTCCGTTGAAAACCAGCGCTTCCATCAACAAGTTCATATCGCTTTTTGCGTATTCATTTCGCAACACTGGGAGATCGGCAATCGTGAACATCTTTGTGCCGTCCTCATGTTCGGCTTTGTTGATAAGGACGCGATAACCATAGGCGTTTGACCGCTTGTCGTCCGCGACGGCCTCCCTGATCTTGTCGTCTTCCGCCTCCGACAAGGGCGTGAAGTACATTTCAATGACATCGCCGGTGCTCAGGGTAACCTCAGCCCTGCGGCGCCGGCGAGTCTTTTTGAGCTGTTCCTTGATGTTTTTGGCCATGGATGTGGCTTGAAAGCCAAATCATAGCATGAACAGTTGGCACAAAAAAGCGGGGCCGTAGCCCCGCTGCCAAGCGCCGGTGCCGGCTCAGGTCGTCAGGCCAAACAGATGGGTCGGCTGATCGCTGATCCTGAAGTTGACGGAAACTTCCGTGGGCGTGTCCTCCTGGCTGATGCCAGTGTCAAACCCAAGCAGGATGACTGGGAACTCGGCGTAAAGGGAAGCGGCATCGTCAACGGTGGTACCGCCGGTGGCGGCCACTGCATTGAAATACGCTTTGAGCGTAGCGCCGTTTTGGTCGTTGAAGAGGCTTCCCTGGATAATCCGGTTGTTGAAGGCCGTCAAATCCTCGACCAATCGAAGGGTCAGGGTGCCATTGCCGTCAGCGAAGCCGCTCTGATACGAGCGGAATCGCGCCATTTTCGGGCCGGCGGTGCCAGAGGTGGGCTTGCAGGGGATTGCGGTTTTATCAACCTCTCCCCGCGTAACAGTCAGGGTCACCGAAGGAACCTCGCACATCGCAAATTCGCTTGCGAAGCTCATTTCGATGTGGTTGCCCGCGCCGGCCGTGTCCGCAGTGCCGGAGCCACCATTGGCGGTCATCGTGATCGCGGCTCCGCCGATGGTGGCCGAAACGGTAACGGTAGTCGCGGTCGGGCGGGCCTTGATGTAATAGACGGTCCCAGAGGTGAGAGCGCTGACAAGATTGGCCGTGCCCTTTTCCGTAAATACCACCGGATCATCGACCCGAAAATCGGAATTGGCAGGAACGCTGATTGCGTTCCCGGCAGGGAAGTCGGTCCAGTCCTTCAGGCACGCCAGGGTGCCCGGCGGCTTCATCGTGATCATTCCATCCTGTCCGGTCAGGACGAAGGGCTGGCCGCACGTTGCTACGGGCATGGGAGGCTGAGAAGGTTTCCGCTCAGTCTACGGCGTCGCAGGGTTGGACGGCAATTCGACTCGGCTCCGGGCCGAGATCGGCATTGAGAATCGAGTGAAATGATGGGGCCTGTCCTGGAGCTGTGCCTGGGTAGGGCCTGTCACGGCGCCAACGCGGGCGATAATTTCTTGCGCGGCTGGCGGAATCGGGCCATTCAACAGTGTCAGCGCCTGGATAATTGGCCCGGCAATTTCAATGCCGCGACCAGGGCCGATATTTTTGCGCGAATAGATTTCGCACACTAGAGACCCCCGCACGTTCCACTGAGCTGGAGCGCCAATCACTGCATCTTGAATAAGGCCAAAGTTGACCCGCGTCAAACAGTATTCATCAAGCGAGTCAAAATCAACAGCAGATTGATTTTCGACATAAGTCGGAACAGGGTTAGCCGCATCGATAACAATGCGCTCGTAGATGCCACGGATTCGCTGAAGAGGGATCATTTTTTGGTTACAGGACGAATAAAGCCGGCTTTGGCGCCTTGCTTAAAGGCCTTGGAGAAGCCGCCGCCCTCCATGTAGGTAGAATACCAGTCAAGCGGAGCGGTAGCGCTATTTTCACCATCGCCAACCAGCTTGCCGCGAATACCGTCTTGGCGCGTTCCTCTAATAATTGGTTTTTCTGAAGTTTTTGGTGGAGCAATAAACACGCCGGGCTCAAGATCCATGGCAACAGTGGCATAAGGCGCGTCATTGCCAATTAAAATAGCCGCCAAGCTAGGGTTGGGCGGCAGTCGATCAACTTGTCGAAAGAATACTTTTTGGCCTTTGCCTTCAATTCCGCAGTGCCAGCGCTCCCGAAATTGCCCTTGCCATGCTGGGCTGATTTCATGCAAATTGCCTACAACGGCTTTTGCGCTTTCTCGTAGCGCGTTTTCAACGGCTGCACGAATATCTGGCGCGATATTGCGCAATTCATTTGCGAATCCCCGCGCTGGCGGCCTTCTTCTTTTGGGCGGGTTAAAACGTCGTGCCATTATTCTGCTCTTGCAATAATCTGGCTTGCGTACATCGAAAAATTAAACCCACTATTTTCGGAGCCCTTGACAATCAACAACTTGCCGTCAAGCGTGGTTATATGCTTCCCATCGAGCGTCATAATGTAAATCGGTCCCCCGGTCGAATCACCGCCACTGCCATAGCTTACAAGGCTTGTGATCTTCCATCGTTTGCCCAGGTATTGCAGCTGGTCATTTGTGCTGATGGGCCATGCTACAGTTGCATGGTCGATCCATGCTTCTATTTCATTCTTCTGCTGCGTGCCGTCACGCTCGCCGGTTCGCGTGTTGACAACGGCGCCAGCAGCAGCGATCGATTCTTCCTGCACCGCAATGGCGCCAGTTGTTTCATCGTAGGTTCCTGGCGTAATGCGAACGTAGGTGAGCGCCGTTGTGCGGTAGCGGGATACCATCCGCGCCGCGAGGGGGCCTGCCCATGCGTCCTGCGGCGCGTTCATCCTCTGAGCACCGGGATAATGGAATCGCTCCTGTGGTCAATCCAGCAGCCAATCAGATCGAGCAGCCACGGATAAAGCCGCAACACGGTTGGCGAGCGACTGCCAACCCTTTTGTCCCTGGGCAGCACGCGAGCTGTCTCGACAGGAGAAAAGAACCATTGCTCAAATGGTCCCATTTTCTCTTTTGAGACAACTGGTGTCGGCAGTTGATTCGCAGCGCCAAATACCGCCGTGTTGTCATTAAACAGGACAAGTGCAAGCTCTGATGCAGCAGCTGTGTAGCTTGCCGCCAGCTCTCTCCCGCAGCAGGTCGTCTCGTCCGTGCACCAGCGAAGCGTCCGCAACGAGTCCTGAGCGGACTTCAACGCCTGAGCCTTCTGGGCGGCAGTCAGCGCCGCCCAGGCCCCTGCCTTGAGCGTGGTGGCCATGTAGGCGTCAGCCTGGGCGGCCTCGATCAGGGCCGGCGGCGTGCAGTTGCAGACGGCCTCGGTGACCCCGGCAGGCGGATAGACGAAGGGATCGGCCAGGCGATGCCGCCACCAGCTGCGGACCATGGCCCTCAGACCCCCATGACGCGCCAGGCTGTCCCGTTGTACCAGACCAGCGCCTTGGCAGAGCCGCCCCCGGTGGGGGCCGATCCGGCGGCGGGAGAGGTGGCATCGGTGACGACCCGAACCATGCCCAGGGTCGCGGGACTGGGCAGGCTGGCGACAGTCACGCCGGCCTGAAGATCCAGAATACCCTTTTTGGCTTGGAGAGAGTTATATGAAGCCATCTATACAGATGCGGGACTCCTCTGCAGTGTAGCTGGTCACGGCATGAAAAAGGGGGCTTCCGCCCCCTTGGTCCTCGCACCCCTTCGGCCCAGCTTGCGGGCGTGCTCAGATTGTACCGCCATAGGGCGAATTGACAACCAGGCGCACGGCAGGAATCAGCCGGGGATCGCTGTACGCCAAGGCATGATTGGCGGGAGTCGCCAACTGTGCATTGGTCGGGTTGTCGAAATTCGCGTTCCAGGTTGTTCCAGGAACATGCTGGACATGGTGATAATCGACAATCACGCCGTCCTGTTTGGACGGCGCGTTCCGATCAAACTCGACTTCCATGGGGATTTGGTCGGCCTCTCGCATTACGCCAGAGCCTGCCAGATAGCAGACAAACTGCCGTTGCTGGCCGGAAGTGCCAATGATCGGGCACTGGTCATCGACGATGACGTTGAGATTGGCGAAGATGCCAATCTGCTGACGCCGATTGACGCCGGCTCGGTCGCCATCGTATGCTAAAAAGCCGATTTTTTCCAGGTAGGCGGCGACAAGCGAGTGCATCACAATGGTTGTGATGTCTTCCTGTCGTTCGTTGAGTTTGTACCTGGCTTCAACAACATTGTCCGCCGTCAACCAATTGGCCTCGGTCGAGCCGGTCGTGACCGCCTTGTTCAAGGTGTTGGTTGCATTCAGGCACCCGCCGGTGCCTAACAGCCCCTCCATTTGCGACACAAACTTCGCAGTGCGAAGTTTGTCCATGGCCTGAGCCATCTGGGCAGCGAGCGCCGCCATGGGGTCTTCGCCAATAGCAAGCCGGCTCAGCTTGTCGCCGGCATAGGCAAAGCCTCGATGGGTGATTGTGGCGTACT